TGCTGCTGCTGGTGCTTTCTTTTTCATTGCCATTGTTTTCTCCTATTTGTTTTTTTATAAAATATATTACCCTTTTGATAATATAAAGATATTAGCAGTCCCACTTGCGTAATGCAAGTGCTTTGCGTGTTGGTTTACCATTAGGCTTTTTCATTGGGCCTGGCATGCCGCCCATTCGTGCGCAAAATGACTTACGTCGTGCGGCAGACTTGGGTGACTTCTTAGCTTGCTTAGCGGAAACTGGTGGCTTAAGTGTGCCACCTGTTTGAGCTTTATATGATGCACGTCCTTTGGCGTTTAAACCACCTTCAGGATTCTTGCCTGCTTTTCTTTGCCATGCTGCTGACTTAGCCATTACTTCTTACCCTTTTTTTTACTTGTACTTTTTTTCTTAATAGAAGTCTTCTTAACTGGCTTCTCTCCTGGTGCGACAATGCCGGCCATTCTATTGTTGGTTCCCATTCTAGGACCACTAACATATACAAAACTTTTCATGACCATATTCACCTCCAATACATCTATTATAGTATTGACTATAAAACAATTTATCAATAAGGTTATTTGTTAATTTTTGTATCTAAAATATCCAACAGATCATAAACCTTTAACCAAATTTTCCACAGTATTGTCATCATTTTTGTTTCTCTTCTGGTGGCTTTGGTGTTTGACCATTTTTGGAAACTTTTCTAGCCTTTGCTAAAGACATAACCCTCCTGATATATTAAAAAAGACCCCCAGCAAGCTGGGGGTCTTAATCTAATTACTTTGTTTTCTTTGCTACGGCCTTCTTGGCTACAGCCTTTTTGGCAGGAGCTTTCTTGGCAGGGGTGTTTTGCACTTCTGCTACGACTTCCTCAGCCACAACCTTTGCTGCCTTAACGACAGCGTCCTTAGCAGCAGCAACTTCCGAACTACCAGAAAGGATACTTTTAATTTTATTAATTAACTTGCTCATTTTTTACCTCATTAGTTTAATTAGTTTGTTTTATTATAGTACAGCAACTGTGTGATAAATGCAAATTATCTCGTCTGTTGAGACTCCTTAATCAGCTGATACCTCTCTCCTGTTTCCCTTGAAACTAGAGAAAAAGCTTCTGCTGCTGCCTCTTTGATGGCATTAGAAAAATCCTCACCATTAGAAGGGTCAACCCCATTCATCGGCACTGTCAGACACGCCATTATATCCACGTTTTCAAAATTACCAATATTTACTTTTCTACCAACAGCAACTGTCAGCACTGGTTCTGTAGTGACAACCACCCTTTGATGGGTAGAAATAACTGCATCCATAACTGGGTTTACAGATTGTTCAACAATACTTTCATTTATTTTTGGCATTACTCTCCTAGTGTTTCTATTTTATTTTTGACTAATTGCAGTGTAGCTTTTGCTTGATCTTCTATCGATAGATTATCAGTATTTATAATGAACGTAGATACTTCTTTTACTAAATCAATTTCTTTTTCAGAATTATGATTCAGTTGTTCATTAGTCATGAATATACCATCTCTCTTAAAGATTCTATCTCTTAGGATATCATCAGAAGCTTCATATGTAATAACCATACCGTTAGGTTGCTTTAAGATTGATTGAGCCTCATTAATAAAGCGTACATCAGAAATGATAACACAAATAGGTGTATCTTCATCACCATCTTCTTTTCTTATTTCATTAATATTTTTTCTATACAATTCCATACTCTTCATAACTGCCCAGTGACAGAAGCATTCTGAATAATTTTCTCTGCAGATATCTCCTGCGGTCTGCAAAAAAGTTCTTGGTTTAATACCCTCTTCTTCTATTGGAAGATCATAAATATTTTTTACTTTTTCTACAAATTCCTCATAAGGAGGTATTGTACCCAGTGCTGTTTTTCCGTATATCTCGAACAGTACTTCGTGAATAGAATACAATTTTCTAGACCTAGCATTGAAGCCTTGTATATTCTTCTTTATGGAAGCTAGTTCATAAAGAGGAAGAGCATGAAATATGTGTTCCCATATAATTCCAGAAGAAGTCGTTTGCATTGACCCCTTTGGGCACAGTGCTTCGGCTGCAGATGTTTTACCGCTACCAGCGCGTCCTGCTAAGCCTAAAATTATCGGATTACTTTTTGAATATTTTTTCTGCATTGGGTAATTATATCACAGGTTTTTTTGATTTAGCTTTTCTTTCCTCTAACTTATCCAAAAATTCGTTACACAGCGCATCGGGTTCCCAGACAAAACTTCTCTCAACCTGAACTACTTTAAAATTAAATTCATCTCTTATATCTTCTATAGTCATAAGTAAAGGTGTTAGAGAGTCGTGTTTGCATTTCCATTTACCGCTAATGTGATTAGCTACGACAGCTGAATCGGTATATATAATTGGATCATAGAATTCACCCATTGAACATATAAGCAGTCCGGATATTACAGCCTCGTACTCTGCCTCATTATTAGTTCTTGGACCTAAACCCCTAGCAAACTGTGCTATTTTTTTTCTATTTCTATAAACAGATACCGCGCAGGCTGCTTCTCCAATTTTCTTTTGACCTTGACCTCTTGATGCACCGTCACAGAATACTTCTATTATCACAATAAATCAGCTTACTTATCATCTACGCTTACATCTATTTCAATACCCAAACTCTTTATTCTATCCTTAAAGTTTTTCAATTGAGTTTGACCATTTATTATGTAAGTGGAATTAAGTGTATATCTTTCTTTTTCGTGCTCAATTTGAGTCGGGTAATCTAAGGTGTCTCTAACTTTTGAATAAAATTCAGTGGCTGAATTAACCGATTTATAATGAGCTATGTACAAAGTGATTCCTTAAACTTTTAGTAGGTGTTAAAATCTTTATCATTAAAATATCCTTTTTCTTCTCTGACAGAAGCTACCTGCATAGATTGAATCTTGTCAATTAATTTCCTAGAAGATTCGGATGCTATCCTAGCTGCAAGCTCCATGGACTCAGCTAAGTTTACGATGGCCTCTGCTGTTATTAAAGCAGTGTATTCGTTTTCTGCAGCCTCCAGGGCGTTTGCTTCACGCTCAGCCTCATTCTTTCCAACTCTATTTGCCTTATAAACCTTCTTGTAACTTCCTTCTATCAACTTATATTGAGCTCTAGCCATCCCAGCTAATCGTGCAACTCTTCCATAAACATTTGAAGTTCTCGCAACCAATGAAGCCATTTCATGGATCCCTAAATCTAGCGTATCTACATCCGGTATAGATACGAAGTATAGGGAATTGGTGCTATCTGTAGTATACGCTGAAATAATCTCCTCTATCTGAGGACCTATAAAATCTTTTAACAATTCGTTCATTTTCTGTAAAGACTGAAGGTTCATTGTCTACCTATCTGAAGTTGATTTCATCTCGCATCTTAGATTCTACCACAAGATTGGTTACCTTTGCCCTTATTTTACCTAAATGTTCTCTTACTGTATTAGGGTGTTCTGATATTTTTTTACTTATCTCACTAGATCTTAGATCATCTATGTAGCGCCACTTGAGTAGTTGCCTTTCTTGTACCGAAAGAAATATAAACGGTTCTGCGCATGTTTCGCCAAGTACCCAAAACTCATTAATGTCTTCTGTAGAAAGAAATTCTTCCATCTCCCTCTCTTCTGGTGGAGCTTTAAAACCAACTTGCTTTGCTCCATCTTCTCCATCGTCACTTGAGTCATCACTTAAAAGAGGAAAACTTTTTCTCCCTAATTGATCTATTAAGAATGTATCAACATTCTTTTTAAGAAGATAAAAAAAATAACTATACAAGAACCCGGCTAAATGGTATTGGTCCTTTTTCGGAATCTTTTCTTTGATACCTACCTATGCACTGAAAGAACGTCATGTCTACGGTTTGTCTGACATCTATTTCTTCCCCATATCTTTTTGCCATATATACTATACCGTCGTAACACTTCATTTACGTGCTTGTATCCAGCTTGATTAAGCTTATTTTTCATAAGAGCAAATCTAACATAAGAATCTTTTACGAATAAAGAGGTAAACCTTCTTATGTCATAGTCGTTCAGATTGTATTTGCCATAATACAATAGTGTTGTATATTTTGTAAGAAAATTATTAAAAACTTTTAGTAATTCTTTTTTAGCTCTTTCGTCTCCGCCTTTAGCTTTGGCTATAAGCGCTTGCATTTCCTCCTCTTCTAAATTATAATACTGTTCCTTATATGCTGCCATGATTACTTACCTTCCCAAATTGATATTTTATCAGAGTAAAAACTTCTAATATCTTCATAGAAGATTACTCTTGGTATTTCTAGTTCAGCTGCGAAATTTTTACCGTCAGTTGAATACTTGCTTATAATAAATGTGAGTTTGTTAAATTCAGATTCGTAATATCTTTTAAATCTTTTTATTTTTGTCATACTCTTTGCATCGAGATAGCCTTTGAGTTCTACCCAACTAGAATCTTTCTGCATAAAGAAATCAGGAGTGTATCCCTTAGTTCCGTTTCTTAATTGGAAACGCAAAAACAGTTGGTTCAAAATCAAACTTGATTTTATACGCTGTTAAAATTCTTGCAAAATTTGCTTCCCAATTAGATCTCAATGTTAAACCTAGGTCTTCCCTAAACCCAGTTTTTGTATGCTGGTAAGCGTTACCTCTTTTAACGCTCGTAGTCTCTATAGAATCGTGGTCTGGTATAATGGTTTTTATTTTACTAAAATCTGGATGATTTTTTAATGGAGAAATTTCCAAAAAATATTCCTCCGGCTTGACAATGTTGAGCTCTTTCATGGTATCCTTTAGATCTAAACTAATCTACTCCATTATAAATTATAAAAAGTAAAAAAACAAAAAACCTGTAAGGGTTACCAAATACAAGAAAACGGAGTACAAAAACATGAATACATTAAACACAGTAATTGATAGTATGTTGATCGAGGTTAACGAAGAGATCATTTCAGACCTCGGTAGACTCGGATACTCACGCACTGAAGCGACCAAAGTAGTCAGTGAATTCAGCGATTTCGATCTCATCGAAGACGCTGCACTCAATCCAGTATCAGCATTCTAATAGTCAATACCTAAAGAGTAATTAGCCAGGGCTTTTGCCCTGGCTTTTTGCTTTCTAGGATTAAATTAATTACTAAGCTTTTGCTAGTTTTCTAGCTCTAAATACACCAGTTCCACAAACACCAGATTTAGCAAAGTCGCAGAACGTGCAGACGCGCTCATTCTTTGTAGGCAGAAATGCTGAATCGTTTATGATTGAGTCTAGAGTTGATATTAAATTAATTTTAATATTATTAATATCATCTTTAGTAAAGAGGTGACCCTTACGCCTTCCGGGATCTGAGATAGTACAGCTCCGCGTATATATTCTTATCTGGATACAGATAATCAACTGCCATTGCGTAGATACCTAATTGCAAATTGGTTGGTATATCCTTCGGTGATACTTCCCATTTTCCAGTTTTATAATCTATAATCTTAACACCGTCTTCGCCCCAAGAATCTATTCTGTCTATGTAGCCAGATATTAAATAGCTACCTAGAACAAATTTAAAACCATATTCTTTATGAAGGACATCGAATTTAGTCTCAGCATACTGGTCAAAGAACTCATCTAGTATTTCTTTCCCTGCGTTAATTAACTCGGGTTTAATTTTATTATCTGGATCTTGAGTTGTTATCTCATTAGTATATGCTTCTTGCAGCT